GCATGGTGGAGCCGGGGGAGTCGTAAGCCGTCCGCATCATGCGGATGGCGGCGGTACCAAGTGGATTCAGGGTGCTATTAAGCATCCGGGTGCACTTCACCGACAGCTTCACGTCCCGGCTGGGGAAAAAATCCCCGCCAAGAAGTTAGCTAAAGCGGCGCATAGTGAGAACCCTACTCTTGCTAAACGTGCCAGATTAGCTCAGACGTTGAAGACATTTAAGCATTAAGTGGGGGGCTGCGGCCCCCTTCTTTCTTTCGGAGGTTTTTATGACTGCTGCATGGACAAGATCGGAAGGCAAATCACCCTCTGGCGGCTTAAATGCCAAAGGACGGGCTTCTTATCATTCTGAAACGGGCGGCACGTTAAAAGCCCCGACCAAAGATACGCATAATTCCCGACATAAGTCATTTTGTAGTCGGATGGAGGGGGTTCGTTCCAAGATGACCAATCACAAAAATGCCCACGACCCTGAAAGCCGGGTTAATAAAGCATTACGCAAATGGGGTTGCTAACATGGTTGTAGGTTTATCATTCGGTGAAATCGTCAATGTTATCCTTTCCGGCATTATTATTATTTTATTGGTGCAAAAATAATGGAAAAAAAACCTTTTTGGGAGCAGCCTGCTGAGAAAGATGCTCATCACAAACATTTGACGGCAAAACAGAAATCAACTGCAAAAGCGCATGCACGGGCGGCAGGTCGCCCTTATCCAAATGCTGTTGATAATATTGCAGTAGCACGTAAAAAAGGTAAATAATTATGACCAGCCAAGCATATGTAATTAACGATTCCGTCACCAAACGTGGTTATTATGAACCATTTGAATTGCAGGTTTCCCGCAATCAAATTACGGGCCATACACCCACCAATATTTTTGGTTACGGCACTACCTCCGCAACGGCTGGTGTATTCCGTACCGTTTGGGAGAACATGGCTACAACGGAATATGTGTTTCCATCTTCCGCTGTGACAATGAACCTTGTTAGTACGGTGATTACCGATACCGCAACAATTACAATTGTTGGTTTGGATGCTAATTACAATGTAATTACCGAAAACCTTGTTTTAAATGGCACAACCAACGTGCCGACGGTAAACCAGTATTTTCGCATTAATAGTATGTTTGTTTCTGTTGGAAGCGCAACCAACCCATCCGGTGTCATAACATTAATTAACGGCGGCGTAACATACGCACAAATTAATACAGGTGTATTTAACGGAACAACATCAAGCCTTGGCGCATCTCAACAGGCTGTATATACGGTTCCCGCAGGTTATACATTTTACGGTTATCGTTATGGCGCTTATTCTTCTTTTAACGGAAATACCGCAAATTATACAACGTATCGGGCAATCACCAATTCATCGTCAGGTGTTCAAAAGTTAATTGTAGCTACACCATTTAATACAACATATGAAGTGCAGCGTCATTTTCCATTTGGATATGTTGAAAAAACCGATTTGCGCTTCCAAATTGCATCAAGTGTTACGGCGCAAGCGGTTGTTAGCATTAATATTGGCGGTGTTTTAGTAGCAAACGACGGTACTATCTTTTAAGGATAGCAAATGACTTCCAGCGGCACGTATAATTTCAATCCGTCGCTTGGCGAAATCGTCTTGAATGCGTATGCACGTTGCGGTGTACGCAGAACCGCCATTATGCAGGAGCATATGACGGATGCACGGTTTGAAACCAACTTTATGCTTGCCTCTTGGGCTAACCAAGGGGTCAATCTGTGGGAAGTTGTACTGATTTCTGTACCATTGGTGCAGGGGCAGACAACGTATACGGTTCCCGCCAAAGTTGTGATGATTCTTGATGCCGTTATTCAGCAAAATACTGGTACTTCATCGCAGTTTGACCGTGCCATTATGCCTATTTCCCGCACAGAATACAGCCAAACGCCTAATAAATTGCAACAAGCACCGCCTACGGTGTTTTGGTTTGACCGTTTAATTAATCCAACGGTGACATTGTGGCCCGTTCCTGACCAAAGCAATGTATATACATTGAATTACTATGCGGTTACGCAGATTCAGGACGCGGAACTAACGGATGCTCAAACCGTTGGTATTCCATACCGTTGGTTGGATGCGTTAGCATCTGGTTTGGCTGCACGTTTGGCGGTAATTTATGCGCCGGAACGGATGCAGATGCTGGAAGCAAAGGCGGATCAGGCTTATACGATTGCCGCAACGCAAGATACGGAAAATGTTCCGCTGTATATTATGCCGGGGCTTTCAACATATTTTAGAGTATCATAGCAATGGTTTACACCCTATACGTCGCTGAAAATAAATTAAATGGTAAACGTTATGTGGGTATAACGGGCCGTTCAATTTTGCGTCGTTGGACAGAACATATGTCTCATGCAAAATTGGGGCATAATGAGGGTGTTTTTTACAAAGCAATTCGCAAATATGGTCCTGACGGGTTTGATGTTTATGAGGCGGATTTTGCGGATTCTTTGGAAGACGCTAAAAAATTAGAAATAAAAGTTATTTCTGAGTTGCGGCCAGAATATAATTCAACTTGCGGCGGGGGCGGTCGTCTTGGTGGAATTATGTCTGAGGAAGCTAAACAAAAAATTAGAGAAACACATGCAGGAAACACCTACAGGTTGGGCAAATCGCATACTCAAGAAACCCGTCAAAAATTGAAAGAAGCTGCATATAAAAATTTTCATAAATGGAAAGAACATGCAATTAAAGGTCCGGCAGCTTCAGCAAAAAAAGTCATTTGTTTGGACGATGAAAAAATTTATGCATCTGCTAGTGAAGCGGCAAAATTTTATAATGTAGCAAAAAGTGCTTTAATTGAATTGTGTTTGGGAAAAAGACATAGGAAAACTGTAGGCGGAAAACGTTTTTGTTATGAGGTTAATTATGGCGTATAGGCCTCATGGACATGCGTATGTAAATCCAAATGCTCCGTCCGCATGGGGAAGATGCGACAGGTGTTCGTTCATTTTTTTACACAAAACATTGAAATGGCAATTTGATTTCCGTGGCCCGCAGTTGCAGAACCTGCGATTCTTGGTTTGCGAAAAATGCTATGACAAGCCACAGGCTCAGTTGAAACCTATTTTGACTACACAAGACCCAGTTCCTGTGTTGAACGCCCGCCCTGATTCGTATGACATATACAATACCAGCAATTTGGCGGAACCCGGATTTACCATTAATACGCAAACGGGCATTCCGGTGCCTAACAATGTGGATTTGATTACGGAAGATGGGCAAAACCTTACCGTTCAACCAATTGGTAAACCAGCGGACCTTGATCCAAATGCATTGATGCCGTTAATCAACCAGACGCAATACGATATTTTGTTGCCCGTTATGTCCATCACCGCCGACGGCACAACTAATATTACCGTAACACTTTCATCCGCAAGTAACCTTGTAACTAATAGTCAGATATCAGTTACGGGGACGACGAATAATAATGCTATGGGGATGTATAACATCACTGTTCTGTCAGCTACAGTTTTTACATATCAAGCTAATTCTGCTATACCTTCCGGTGGACTTTTAGGGCCAAATACCCGTATAGTAACGGCATCCGTTGGTATACCTCCGCAGTATACGCAAATCGTTCAGACAGGTGCGTAAATGTCAAATGTTTCCATTTCAAACCTGCCATCAACGACAGCGGCAACCGCAAATAACCAAATCCCTGCGGTGCAAAATGGCACAACCGTATATTTAACGGTTGATCAGATTGCCAAATATACGCAGACAACGTACCCAATCACGGGTATTACGTCCATTACCGCCCAAGCACCGTTATCGGGCGGCACTATTACGTCCACTGGAACCATTGGTCTTACGACGGGCAGTTTAACCAATTCGTATTTGGCGAATATGCCCGCCAGTACAATTAAGGGCAACAATTCTGGTTCGTCCGGTACGCCAGTGGATTTAACTGTAGCTCAAACAATGAGTCTATTAGGGGCGGCACCGTTAGCCTCCCCTGCATTTACGGGTACACCTACTGCCCCAACGCCATCAACGGGCGATTCAAGCACAACTTTGGCGACGACAGCTTATGTTCAGGCGCAAGGTTATGCATCAAATACCGTATCCATTAATGCGGGAACGGGACTTACTGGGGGCGGCACATTAACAACCTCCCGGACGTTAAGTTTAGCTTCTATTGCTAATAATACGTTGCTTGCAAACGTCAGTGGGTCATCGGCGGCTCCTTCCGCTAATTCACTTTCATCCGTTATTGATAGCGCAACCAGCAGTACGCAAGGTTCTGTTTTATACCGTAGCGCATCGGCTTGGTCGGCATTAGGGCCGGGTACATCTGGGCAAGTTCTTGCTTCTGGCGGCGCAAGTGCCAATCCAGCATGGCTAACCCTGACTGGTACGGGTACAGTTCAGCAGATTAACACGGGAACTGGCTTAACGGGTGGTCCAATTACGACCACTGGCACAATCAGCCTTGCTAATACGGCGGTATCTGCGGGTACGTATGGTAGTTCATCTGTTGTTCCCGCCATTACGGTGGACGCACAGGGCCGCATTACGTCCGCTACTAATACGACAATCAATGCCGTAACCCTTACCACGGGTACAATTACGACTACGCCGTCCAACGCCAATGATATTGCCAACAAGGCTTATGTTGATAATGCGTTAAACAACGTCAATTATCATACGGCGGCATCCTACGCTACAACGGCAGATTTAGGGTCCGTTACATACAATAATGGAACTTCTGGTGTTGGTGCTACAATTACTAATGCGGGTACACAGGCTGCACTTGTTATTGATGGGCATACATTTACCGCCACGGATGTAACGAATGCCACCCGTGTTTTGGTTAAAAATGAATCAAACGCGGCGTATAACGGTGTTTATACGTGTACTAACCAAGGTTCGGGCTCAACAAACTGGGTTTTAACCCGTGCTACGGACTATGACCAAGTGGGAACGGGGCAAAATGAAATTGCGCCGGGCGATTTTATCTTTGTTATTTTTGGGACCGCAAACGCCAGCACATCTTGGATTCAAACAACGCCGCTTCCTATTACGATTGGCACAACGGCCATTAATTTCATCCAAGTTGGCGCAACTGTATCTTATTCTGCTGGTACGGGCCTCACCCTTACGGGCAATACGTTTAGCATTACCAATACGGCGGTAACTGCATCTTCTTATGGCTCCGCATCATCGGTTGGAACCTTTACGGTTAATGCACAGGGCCAGCTAACGGCGGC